CTAGAGATTATATCCATAAAGGCATAGCACGTAGGGCGTTCGATTTCGCTTGGAAAATATCTACCGATTTAGATTTATCTAAAACAAAAGCAACCATGGTAGATGGTTTGCTTAATATATTTATTCCATATGCATATGAACGTGCACCGAAAAGAATAAAAATTAATTAATCCAACGAGACCTACCAAATCTCTTTTATTATGAAACAAAACAAAAAAACACCTAAAAATATAATTAAACAATTTAACCGGCCTCAATTCAAAGTTGGAGACTGGGTTTATTTTACATGGCTAGGCGCTAAACAATATGGTTATGTTAAAAAAATTATTACAAAAAATTGGGGAGTACAGTATACGGTTGAAGCAGAAGTTTACAAACAAATCTACAAATACCCATGTGGAATCGCAATTAAAGGATACACTACATCTTATAACGTCGGATGCATCCTCCGAGAAGAATCTAAAAAACTTCTTAAAGACAAAAGAAGGCCAATTATTGAAGGCGGAGATGACATTAAAAGCCGGTACCGAGATGTTAACACAGATAGCTCCAAGAGTGCAACAAGCAGAAACAATGCCAGACAGGATACTGATGAGTCTAGCTCTACACGAATTTGCAACAGCAGTGCGACGCAGCCAAATAATAATACAGAACTTAAAGACGCCATCCAACGACAAAAAGATTTCTTAAATGGGTTTGTGAAAAAAGATTAATGTTAATGTCTTATGTGTAAAAATTTATCATACATTTTATTAAAACCTTTTATTGCGTCGTTGAGATCTTGAATGAAGTTTCTGAATATCTTTTTTCTGTGTTTTTTTCTGGTAATAATAACTTCCCAACCAGGATGATCTAACAGCCATTGGTCAACATCATCCAATGATGCTATTTCTATTCTTTCAGGACGAAGTTCATTTTCAGGCCGCTTGGCCATGGCCATAATGTCATTTTCATTGCCTGTATATGACTTATTTTTCACAGGTCCTTCGCCATTTGGCCCATGTACCCACGAAAATTTCGCTACTTCTCTTCCGCTTGGTTTTAATGATATATGCATATGTGCACCAGATTTACCCTCCGAATCACCGGTAACTTCGTTGTTATAACCTAGATTTGGAATTTTTGTCATTAGATGTAATATTGCTTTTTCAACTTCTCTTCCAATTTTAGCAGTCATATTCCTATTATTAAATGTAAAATCCAATGCTATACTATCATCATGCCATCCTCCTCCTTTATATTTTCCATATGCTCTGTGATGAAAGTCATCTGCTCCTGTAATTTTAAAACCTGTTACTCCAGATAAAGATTTTATTTGGTTTGTTATATTAATTAATTGTTGCATAACCTTTGGTTGTACTGGTTTTAATGACCATGGGTTTTCAGCTGCATATTTTAATAAGGCTCTTTGTTTTATGGTTAATCTCTCACCATCTCTAGCTTTATTTTTTAAACGTTTAACTGCATCTAAAAAGTCTTGTGCTGACACTAGTTCGGTATGTCTTATTGGAACTATTTTTTTAAATTTGTTGTATGACTTATCACTATGGTATTCACCTTTTCCTCTTTTATCTTTTATAGGTATAGATCCACCGTTAGACATTCTACCAGTTATTGCAGGATTTAATGGTATAGAGCTTAAATCTATTTTACTTTCTGGTTCTTCGGTTAATATTTTTTTTAATTTTAAAGTTTTCATATTATATTTTGGATTTTAACAATATATTATATATAATATAAATATATTAATTAAAGATTTAACCAATGAAAAAAATAATTTTAATCGCAACTGCTATATTCATAGCAAATAATTTCTTATCTCAAAACACACCTAGTATAAATTTACATGTATCTGATTCTAGTATTTGTAATATATTTTATTTAGCTAATGATTCTATTCCTATAGATTCAATTTATAAATTAAATACTGGTAAAGATGAACTTAATATTGATATCGAAGATTTTGTTGGTATTGTATTTGAATTAGACATCAATGAAGTATGTTTATATAAACGTTCTTCAAAACCAACTTGTCGGGATATTGTAAAATACGAAATGTTAAAAGATAGTATAATTCATATTGTAGTAAATGAAATTAATACTATGTATCCTGATGACGAAAATATTTGGATATTAACTCATCGATACATTGATTTAAAAAATAATAAAACTGTTTATAAATACACTTGGAATATCAAAGGACGCGAAACTACATTAGTTACTATAACAGATAACATCTCAGTAATATTTCAATAACATAATATTTGGATATTACAAAAAAAATCTATATTATATAAATAATTAAATAATTAAATAATTAACCAATGAAAAAAATAATTTTAAACTTCGCAGCTATTTTTATAGCAACTCAAGCATTTTCTCAAAATCCAACCATAATAAATATGGCTGTTACAGATTCAAGCAAAATATCAGTTATGAACTTGAGAAATAGTGATATTTCTTTAGATTCCATTTATAATTCAGACACTATAATGACTTCAATGGGGGCTGGATATGATATATCTATTGTTTATGATCTTGAAGAAATGACCGGATGTCTTTATGGAATAGATGGGATACTGTGTGATGATATAATATCATACGAATTTCTATCAGACAGCGTCGTTCATATTGTTATGGATGAACTGAATGTTAACTATCCAGCAAAAGATAATGTTAGGATTAAAACTCATCGATACATTGATTTTAAAAATAAAATAACCACTTATAAATGGACTTGGGATATAGATAATATCAAATCCCATAGAGCAGTGGTAACCAATAATGTATTAATAAACAATCAAAATAACTAATCATGAAAAAGACAATTTTAACCCTCGCAGCTATATTCATAGTAACACAACTATTTTCTCAAGACGTAGAAAAAATCACTATTATTTCAGAAGCTTCTTTTGCTCATCAATTATCAGATGGAGATTATTCGTATAAACAATTAATAAAAACACAACCATATAGTAAAGGTTTTACCGAAAGAAGTATGTTAATTTATGATATTAAAAATATGAAGTCATATTTTTCTTCTAATTTGCAACAAAGTAATGTTGCGGATATTGTTAAATATGAAGTTCTTAATGATGGTACTATTCATATTGTTTGTAATGAACAAAATATATTATTTCCAGGAGATACTACAAAACGAATATTAACTCATAAGTATATTAATACTGATAAAAATTTAAGTGTATATACTTGGAAATGGGAAAATCTAAAAAAAATAGATCCGAATAATATTTACACTAATGTTAGTCGAGCTGTTCAGGATCTAAACCCAGAGATAACTATATATTAATATTAAAACATAAAAAAAAAGCCCACTCACATATGGGCTTTTCTACTATTAATATAATATTTTATTATTAATTTAATTAACTTGCTGGTTGTGGCTTCCAATTATTAGGACTTCCTACTTGTCCAAAGTAACCCCTTGTAAATCCTGCAGGAAGTGGATTTCCATAATATCCTGCTGCATCAGCTGGAGCTGTTTCACCACCACTATCAAATTCAGCCTGAACACGTGCCATTCCGTTTCCGGCATCTTTATACGTTCCCTTTTTATAGTTTTTTTGCGCATTGGCTATTGGAATATCCATAAACATGTTTGTTTGTGGTTGAGTTTTTCCGTGAAGATGATTTTGCCATTGCTCAGCTAATTGTTTTTTAACTACTGATTCTAAACCATGTTCTCTAATAGTTTGCATTACGCTTTCAAATACTAATCTTCTTTTAGATTTGTCACTTAAACCTTTAGTTCCAAATCTAAGCATATTTTCTGCTAATAAATTTTTCATTGATTGTTCCTTTTATAATAATAAAATATCTTTTATACATATAAATATAGTGTTATTTAATTTTATCGTAAATTTGTATATACAAATAATTTTTCTTATATTTATTAATATAATGGAAACTATTAAAGCTACATATCAAGAAATAAAAATGGCCACTCGGCCTAATGTGTATATTAATAGAAAAAAATATAAAAGAAATAACAAACATAAAAACAAGGAGTTATAAAATGGCACATTACCGTTATAAAAACAAAGTTACAGATGATTTAGTAGATGCAACTGACATAGTAAAACAAGTAGGTAGAATGATAACTGAAGGTAAAACTGATGTTAAGTCTGCGTTAGATAATTTATCTAGAGCAGTAAAGAAATTAGAATCAGCTAAATATTATATCGATCGAGAATAATGCATCGTGTATTTCCATACTTAATATTAAGTATTGCATTGATTTTAGCATCAATTGCAGCATATTATAGCGTATTTGGATTAAGCAAATTATTTTCATCACAAGCAACGGCTGTTATAATAATGGCTTCTGCATTAGAAGCATCAAAGTTAACGACTGCTTTATATCTACATAGATATTGGAAACATGTTGCATTATTAACAAAAACATATTTAATATCTGCATTATTTATATTAATGTGTATAACATCATTAGGTATATATGGATTTTTAGTTTCCGCATATCAAGAAACTGCATATAATGTCCAAGAAGTAGATCAAAAAATAGCTTTACAAAATAATAAAAAAATTAGATTCGAATCACAATTAAAAACTATTTCAACAGAAAAAGAATCATTAAATAAAAATATTACAGAATTAACAACAGGATTATCTAATAATAAAATACAAAGAAAAGATCGAGATGGTAATATTATTACTACAACTTCGGGGTCTACTAGGAGGGCTTTAACAAAACAATTAGATAATTCTATTAAACGACGAGATACATTAGCAGTTAAAGAATATGCATTAACAGATTCTGTTTCTAATATAGATTTAAAAATATTAGATTTACAAACAAATTCAGATGCTGCTGCTGAAATAGGACCATTAAAATATGTTGCTAAAATATCTGGTAAGGATATAGATAAGGTAGTTAATTGGTTTATTTTATTGTTTATAATTGTATTTGATCCATTAGCTGTTATATTATTAGTTTCAGCACAACATTCTTTTAACGTTACTAATACTAAAAATATATACGGAGAAACAAAAAATTACTTTAAACAAAGAAATAAAGATATAACTAAAATTGTTAAACAAAATATGAAAAAACCAGAACCAGAATTATCATTGCAAGAAAAATCTGATCAGATAACGGATCGAGAA